AAAGTATTAGAATCTTTTGACAAAGCTACTACAGTAAAAGAAGCAAAATTAGTATATGAAACTGTTGACTCAGGAGTAAAAGCTAAGAAAACTCGCGTAAATGAAAATTTAGGTAGAGCTTCTAAATCTGCAGGTATTGCTGTTAAAAAGACTGCTAAAAAACCAATTGTTGAATCAGACGAAATGGTAAAAAGATTCCAGAAATTAGCTGGTATACTTTAATTAAATTAATTATTAATCAAAACTAAAAAGAAAAAATGTCACAATTAAATTCACTTTTAGAATCAGCTAATACTTACAAGTCACTTCAAAGTGATGCTGCAAGATTAGCTAGCAAGTGGGCTAAAACAGGTCTACTTGAAGGCATGGCTACTGAGACTGACAAAAATAATATGTCAATGATCTTAGAAAACCAAGCTAAGCAGTTAGTAACAGAGAACACTCAGACGGGTGGAGGTACTGGTACTTTTACTGCAGGTACAGGTGCTGCTGGTCAATGGGCTGGTGTAGCTTTACCGTTAGTAAGAAAGGTATTTGGACAAATCGCAGCGAAAGAATTCGTTTCGGTTCAACCAATGAACCTTCCTTCTGGTCTAGTATTTTATCTAGACTTCCAATATGGTGGTACGCAAGTTAACTCGCCAGCGAATGCTGCGAATGCTGTGAAACAACCATTTGCCAATGGTACTTCATTATATGGTACTCCTTCTCCAGTTAACCCAGCTACTAACACTAGTGGTTTTGGTAATGCTGCTGCAGGTGGTCTTTATGGTGCTGGTAGATTTGGATATTCAACTCAAAACTTTATTGCTGGTGCTGCAACTGCAAACTTATGTATCGTTGGTAACGCTGACTGGTACATGGACTTAAATGCTGATTCAGCTTACCCATTTGTATTAACGGGTGTTGCTAATGCTGCTGTAACAGGTAACCAATTATCTGCTGCAACTAACGTAACTAAAGTTTCTGCTGCTGCAACTACTTCTGGTGCTGCTGCAACTACAATGTTACAAACTTTTGCAGATTTAGAAGCAATTGAAGGATTTTATTTAGCAAGTGCTGCTGCTGGTAATGCATTATTTACAACTCAATTACCTGCATTTACTTGCCTAGAGCAAGGTGCTGTATTCGCTGCGGCTCCAGCTGCTTTAGCTGCTGGATCGTTAAAAGCTGGTGATACAGCTTGTGATATCACAGCTCAGTGTGTAATTACAGATAATGGTGGTACTGGTGGTGCTGCTATTGGTGCTGCTGTTGGTGATTTCAATGTTCAACCTACAACTTCAACTTCGGTTAATGGTGAAGGTATGACAATTGATTTACTAGGTACAGCTGCTGCTGCAAGAGTAATTGTAAACAACCCAGGTAGAGGTTATGTTGCTGGAGATATTTTAACATTCTCTGCTGCTGCACTTCCTTTATCAGCTGCTGTTGTTGCAGGTGTAAACATTGTATTAACATTAGTAGCTGCAAACGTTCCAGCTGCTGGTATTATTTCATGGTTTGGTACAGGTACTATTTCTGCTGCAGGTGTTGTAGCTGGATGGGTATTAGCTCAAGGTGCTGTTGTTAAT